TTTTAACATGTTTTTGCGCCGCTCTTTGAATTGATTTTTGCATGACCACTTGACCCGCTTTTACCATGTCTAAAGCCAAATTCTCGTCATCCAACCCTTGCGGGAAAATCGAATCCATATCCAAACTAAATTTAAAATCTGCCATGCTTATTTCGTCACCAGCTCCGCGATAATTTCAGTGTACTTTTTGTCGTAGCCATAATCGTTGATATACACGATGTTGTAGGCATTCCCGTCAAATTTTATGCCCATATCTTTGTCCAGCTTTATTTTCGGAGTTCGCATTAAAAAGCGCGTTTTTACCTCTGAAAAATCTGAGTTTGAGCGCAAGATTTCAGTGCCGCTGATGTTTGTGACCTGCGCCCATGTTATTGATACCACATTTTCGATTTTTTCTTCAAAGCCGTCTGAATCTTTTTTAATTTCATATTTTATTATTTTTATTCTTTTATCGAAATTTCCTGGATTTATTACCATAGACCACCTCTTACAATAGATTCACCGAATGCATACCTAGAATCGTCTCAACCACGCGGTTTAAGTGGCTTTTGTCAACGTAAAAACTGCGGTTATCGTACATATCTTGCACGAGCACAAAAACGGCAATTATAAAGGTTTCGTGTTCATCGAGGTCGACTTCGGGAAGGCCGGTGTAATCGCAAATAAAACGTATTGAAGCCTGTAAAAATGTCGCCAATTCTAAGATTTCTTCCTCGGCTAAACTTCCGTAATCAAGCTTTAAATAGTTGGCCAAAGTCTTGACTGTAATTTCGCTAACCCTCACTGTTATCACCCTCCATAAGCCCTGCGGATTTTAATTTTTCTAACAGCGAGTTAAAATCTGCTTTTAAGTCTGCGATTGTTGTGGCTACACTTGGGGCTTGATTTTCTGCGACCGGAAAACCGCTTAACTTGGCCCCGTCTAGGACTTCTAAGGTCCCTCCAATGACTAACTTGTCACCATTTTCTGAATAATTTTTCGTGTTATAGCTCATCTAAAAATCCCCCCAATCACACGGCTGCAGCCATTTTTAGGCCAGCAATCATCTGATGATTTTGAATTTTTGAATCACATTCAGCCCAACCGACTATTCCAATTGCATTTTTGTCAATATATTTTTCTCGCATGAGTTGAATTTCAAGATTCTGAGAAATTTTCATTGCCATACCCCCGAAATCGCCGTAAAGAACAGGAATGTTACCGGCTACTGTGGGTTCTGGCATATTTTCAGAAACGTAGACTGGTTTGCCCAAAAGCTGCCACTCAAAGCCCGATGTTATGCCTTTTCCGTAAGCTAAGTAATAACTTCCGTTTCCGTCCTTCGCTTTACGAAGCTCAGCAAATACAGCCTTGTTCATAATCCAGATTGCGTTTTTCTGGTATTGCTGAGGTACGGCAAGCTGCAGATTTATTAAATTATCGATTTTCGCAGCATTTGCAGCTGTGTAAGATGTGTTGCCCGTTGCCACCAGGTTTGTCGTTGAAGTTGCGCCCGTCATGTGGTTGTTAGCTGAGCCAGTGCCAACGAGCAACTCTTTCTCCCAAAACTCGGCAAACGCCCTAGCCATCTTGTTTGTCAAGAAATTTGTAACGTCAATGTCTGTGTTGTTTAAAAGTTTGCGGCTGATGACCGATAAAGCGCCGTGCGAGTAGCCTTTGAGCTCGATGGACGTGAACTTTCCTTGGCCGGCAACAAGTGCTGTAAATTCATCTCCCTGATACGCAACGTTTACGTCCCCGGTTGGACTGTCTGCATCAGCATCGGCGCCATAAACCGGGATTTCCAGCGTACCTTTGGTATTAAACTTCTCGACTTTTTCGTAAATAGGGGAAAGTTCTCGGACTTTCTCGATAATTTTTTTCGCGATAGTCGTCGGAACAATCGCACCATTGCTGCCGTAGGACATTCCTGGACTAGCTGCTCTTTCCTCTCCCGTTACAATAAAGTCAACAAATGCGCGTTCCTCCACTTTTTCTGCTTGAATTTCTGTCTCTTCGTTGTTTTCGGAAATTTCTTTTTTCTTTTCCTCGATATTCATCTCGCGTGCCTCCTCTTCGGCGTTTATTGTTGCATCAATTTCTGTGATGAGCTTTTTTAGCTCATTAAATTTGCTGATTTCATCTTCTGTCAAAGCCCGTTTATCAAGCTTTGCCGCATTTAAAAGGTCCTGCATTTCTTCCTGATTTTCTGCCCGTTTTTCCGTTAAATATTTAAGTTCCATTTGTTCGATTTTCCTTTCGGCGCGAGCTTCTCGCTCGTTATTTTTGCATTTTAATGTACGCGAATTGGGTCCAGCGTCACGCTGGTATTTAAATTCCAATTTATTTACCTCCAATTTGTTTCAAAATTTGTTCATACTCTGAATAATCAATTTTTCGCTCGGTTTCATCGATAATCTTTGCCTTAAAATCTTCACCTCGATACTCTAGTTTCGCTTCTTTATCGGCTCGCATCTCAATCGACGTGCCAACATAACAAGGGATTTTATGCTCATCAATTATCGAGACTTCAGCCAAATTCATTTCATCCACAAAGCGCCGTTTTAAGCCATTTTCAAGCGGTTCTTCGTGCTCTTTTAAAGCCTCAAACCCAAAACTCCAACCTCGAAGTTTACCGTTTTTAGCCTTTTCGATTACTTCGCTGTCCGTTATTTTGCAAATTGCCCGAAGCCCAATATTATCCTCAAAAAGTTCCACGTTTCCTTGCTTTGTCGACCCCAAAACTCTCGATGGCTCGTGGTTTAAGAGGCACAAAACATCGTCGCTTTTTTCTAACGCTCGCTGAAAAGTTTTCGGGCTAATTTGTTCAACGAATTTTTCGCCGTTGTCGTCGAGCATTGGTTTAGAATCTCTCGCAATCGCATTCACATAGCCATCTAGAAGCACACTGTCATTTCTGATTTCTATTCGCAAAAACTTCACCTCCAGTTTTTCAAGTTAAATCCAGAATCTAAAACAACTCTTTCAAGTCCACGCCGTAAATTTCGAGCCAAGCTTCAGCTGGATAGGTTCGAACGCTACCGTAATTTGCGTCGAAGATTTTAGGCATTTCCAGCTCATGAGATGTGCAATAGTTTCTTAAGGGTTTCCAGTCAAATTTTGATTTCAGCCGTATCTCCGCAGCCTTTATGCTCGCGAATTCTTTTGATTTATCGAGTTCTTTTTTCAATTTTTCCACCTCCCTTGATTTTTGGCTCGCCGTGTTCATTGCCTCCCTTTTCTTTAAGGAAGAAAAGGAAGCAAAAGAACCTTTATTTCGCACACAAATTTCAGCGCGGGATTTCGAATTTTTTGCCTGCGCTTTTTGTGGTTCGCGAATTGGCCTGTGCGGCCGCGCACCTTCATCTCGTTGTTTCTGCATTAATTCCTTTTGCTCAACTTCGGCTGCCAAACATCTAAGCGCCTCCGGAAATGATTGTGGGATATAAAAACTCAGCTGTTTTTCCATCTCATCAAAGCGTTTTATATATGCTCGTTTAAAATCGTTGTAGCCGGTATAATTCATAACCAGCAAAATGAAGGCATTTTTATCAAGCAAATATTCCTTGTATTTGTTGCCTTGGCTCGTCGTAAATTCACGCTCGGAAAATTCTCCTACCGTTAAAACGTCCTCTATTTTCCTCAGTACGTCCTTATGCTCTTTTTCTAAGCCAACCGCTATATCACGGCTTCCAACCAGCAATTTCCCA